GTAATCACTGCCATCATTAGATAATCCTCGTCTTTTCATGACCTACACGAACACGAGGGTCACACCAGATTTCAAATCCCGCTTCCTTTGCATCTAAGCAGAATGAAACATCTTCACCACACATATCCTGTACTTCACCTGATTCAAAGACTTGCATCTTTGGAGCAAACCAAGGATATGGCATTCCTTCATGCTCAAATACACCATTCTTAATTAATAACCAACCAAAACCAGTATAGTCAACTGTAAATGGTTTTCTTCTTTTGCTAATACTATCTATTGTTTCATGATTCATCACACCTCCGTTTGTGCGGAAATCATCTTCTTCTAACCAGTGTGCAACTGAAGTGGTTTTCCCATCCTCGGTGCAATACCATCCTGCTGCGATATCTTTGTCCATGAGAAGTATCTGATAAAATTTCTCAACGTTAAAGACAATATCAGAGTCAATCCAAAGTTGATAATCATACTTCAACTTTCCATCCCAAGGCTTCTGCTCTGGACCTCGAAGCACATTCGCTCCTAAACATTTGCATCTTGCAAAGTTTACCATCGATGAGTAGTCTTGACTTATCTGAATACTTGCACCACTTTGAACTAAATCAAAACAGAGTGATACAAAACTTTTGAGAAACTGATATGACACTCCTCGACCAGGTAGACAGAATACAACTGTCTTTCCTTTTATCATTTCCTTTGCTTTCACATAATCAAACTCAGGTGGTTTCTCTGCTTTTTTCTTAACGGGCGACTTCGCTTTTACCGTAAATCCTTTTGCCATAATGTGTTGTAATTACAAATATATTCTAACTCAAATTATCTATATTGTCAATAAGAACTCTCTTCCAGAGTTAAGGTAGGGTTTTCACTCACTTCGGTATATGTCAACTCTTCTTTCCAATATGATGTATACAATTTATTCCATATAATATTAAATTCTTCTTCATTGACATTTTTGAACAAACACTTGTCTTCCAAGTAAATGTGGTAAAATTTCATTCTTCCTCTTCGAGTATGTGGATTCCATCGATATCAATAAACCATTCAAGATTCATTCCCTCATACCAACCGTATTCGTTCATCATCCACTCAGGTATCGTTAACTTATACTCTCCTGTGATTGGGTCAATTGTGATTGGTTGGATTTGAGATTTTGAATCGTGCTTCATTCATATCGTTCACTTCTTCCAGTATATAGTACCTTTGTATTTTTTGCAAGCGACCCCTGTGGGCATTTTTACACACGAAAAAATTTCTGTACCCCCTGTGTAAATGAAGTGCGTTTAATATATACAAGTCGATTTGGGTCGTTTATAGATTAATGGTACCTTGCGATTTTATATCGGGGGGGCGGTTAACCCCCCAACTGCTGACCCCGTACGAACGGGTGGGGGTGTTAGTCCCTGTCGGTGTACTCGCCTTCCAGTACTCTGGTTCCGTTCAGAGCATACCAGACTAACTGAGCATGTCCGAACTCTTGTGCCATACTGTAGAGTAGGTCATATTCATACTGATGAGGTAGTACCTCTTCTTGTATGTTTGTGTTTGGAACTTCAACGAATTTTGTAATTAACATAGTGGGAAAAATAATTTATATACTTATTATAACGAATGGAATACTGTTTGTATCACGCACGTTAGGGAATTGAAACAATACGTTACATATAGGAAGTTAACGGGTGGGGTCGGTTCTCACAGTATTTAATTGAACTAACGCACCAACCCGTTTTCTCTGTAATTTTTTCAATCAGTGCTTCCTCTGGGTCTAACCATTCAGAATCGACGTGCCATAATCCCAGAGCGTTATCCGTGATAAATTCCTGTTCCTGCTCTGTGATTGTACCCATAGAGTCCGTAAAGTCGAACTCTATTTTTTCTACAATGAAGTGAGGCATTAAGCATACCTCCCTGCGGGGTGTGGGTTGTCAGGTGTACAACCGAATGAAGCAAAATATGCGTTCATCATACCTCTGTTAACTTCGGGGTCGTCAAAGTCAACTCCTCCGATATGGTCAACACCCCATTCAGAGATTTCTGTAATGAATGTGTCGAAGTCTTCGCAGATATATGCGATGTCGTAGAAAGATTCCTTTTCTTGGATTCTTTGGATTAATCTTTGTGTTTTAGTAGTCATAGGGAATAATGAACTCTATACATTAATTATAGCAAAAAATGGGGGAATGCAACCCCCCAAATATTAAGACTTTATTAAGTGTTGCTCACCTGCGGGGGTGAATCCTTTAATGCCTAATTCTGCTAATAGGCATCTATCATATAATGAGTTGCAGATTTCTGTTAACTCATCACTACTTGCACCCTGTGTGGGGTCGTAGTCAACCCACCCGTCAGAGGGGTTGTTTATGTCTGCAATTTCTACGCAATCGTCAAATTTGTTGTAACGTGCGATTAATGAATATTCCCCTTTGATGTAAAGGGGTTGTTTGTTGATTCCGTTCATAATTAATGCCTGTCTGAGATGTACCATACCCCATAAGCATTAAGTCTTTGAGGTTCAAAGTTTCTTAAAGACATTTCCTTAAGTACTGATTGAACAACTGGATTTTCCAGTGCTGATTGATTTACTAGGACTTTTCCGTCGTAGATTGGTTGTAATTTGTCGTTGAACATAAGAGGTTTGTTTAACTACTTCTATTATAAAGGATAAAAGGGGGAATGAAACCCCCTGTGTGTGAATTGAAACAATCTGTTACATTGCCTCTGCGATGTAAATTTCTTCAATTACTTCATTCATTTCTTCAATATTCGCTTCCCCCCAGTCTGCTCCGTCAGGTGTAGCGAATGACCCTATCATTGCTTGCATCTCATATAAAAAGTCCATATAATCCTTACAATCTTTTGCTATGTTGTAATAGCACTCGTCGTTTCTAATCCATAGGGAAACATTCCAAGTAGTCCAATCTGACCAACCATTAAATTCTTCTTTAAGGTCGGATAGGTTTAATTTTGGTTGAGTAAAGTTCATAAGGGAAAACTGTTTAACTACCCTTATTATAGTCTCTGGAAAGAACATATCCAGTAGACTTAATAAAGATTTAATAATTAGTAACATTTTACAAGAGTTACACCTTCCCAGTTTCTCTCTGGATATAATTGTTTCATTCTCTCTAAATGTAATCCCATTCTGTACTTTTCAAAATTATCTGCTAATCTTTTTTCAAGTTTGTATGCTTCGTTCTCTCTTTGTTCATCATCTCTTAACCCTCTGACGTTTTGGTCAACGTGGATTAATTCGTGAATGAGAGTTATTATATAATCCTCATCAGATAGGTCGTTATGGATTTCAATTTCGTTTTGGTCGTTGTTTTCTAATGTCCAACCAAAAACGTTATCTTCGGTTAAGTCTGTGGGGATAACCTCAATATCCACTTCTGTTAAGTTTGGATATAATCCAGACATAAACTCAAAGATTTGATTTCCAAGAGTTGTATATCTTTTATTGGTGATAATGAACATTAGTTTAACCAGTTGATAAACTCATTATAAACTGTTGTATCAAGTTTAAAATCATCTTGAAACAATTCGTTATATATTGGTCGTGCTGATGACCTTTTGCGTGTCGGATTAACAAAAAATATCTTAACTTCTTTTCCTGTTATCTTTTTGAAAAATGCGGGGTAATATGCAAATGCGTCTTTACCACACGCATTTTGACCTGCGAAAATCGCATACTCCACGTCGTCGGGTACTTCGGGGGATTGTTCTAATTCAATAAAATCCATTACTGCACGTTTCAAATAACAAGCATCTAAATATGTTTTTGATTCAATCGCCTTTGTCATTTTACCATTTTTATAAACGTGCCAATCAACTTGCAAGTTTTTTAAACAGTATCCGTTGACTTCTTCGGTTTTCTTATAATCGTTCTTTTTTGCGTCTAAATCTAATGCGTTACAGGTTCTCTTGATTAGATTCTCATATACAAGACCTGACCCGTTACGTGCCATACCTCCACCAAATTCTTTATGAAGTTTTGGAAGTTCGGTTATATCCTGATTGTATGATTCAATGATTGATAAAGTTTCCATTGGGGGTAATTAACTTATACTCTATTATAAACAATTTTTCAGAAAAAAACATTTGAGTGTGACAGTTTAAAAAGTGGCACAAGGGACCTTGCATTGGTCAGCTGCTTTGCTTATAATAAAGGTATAAGAGGTGGGATGTATCACCGAAAACGAAAAAGTTCGACACTCCCCCTGCCTTCTTTTTTTTTAAAAAAAAGCAAAAAAATCCCCCGAAGGGGATTTCTGTTTTAATTCAGTTCGTATTCACTCTCTAAAACTCTTTTTCCGTTAAGAGCATACCAGACTACTTGTGCGTGTCCGTACTCTTCAGCAAGTGAGTAACAGAGGTCATCAGCGAATTGATGAGGTAAAACCTCTTCTCTGATGTTTGTATTTGGAACTTCAACGAATTTTGTAATTAACATAAGGGGAAAAATAATTTATATACTTATTATAAAGGATAATTCCAACCCGTGGGGTAAATATCCACGGATTGAAACAATTTGTTACATTAGATGCACCTATCATCAAAGAGTTTCTGTGCTTGAGATTCGATTGCATCTCTTACACCTCTTGAACGAACTATTAATTCGTCTAACTGCTTTTGAGTTAGTTTGTTGCTTATTCTGAAGTTTTCTTCTGCTTCAACTAAGCAATCTTCGAGTATTGATTCGTGATGTAATGTAGACATAATTAAAAAGGGAATTAACTTTGTATATACTTATTATAGTATATAAGAGTGGTAATGCAACCACTCTTTATAATCTCTTAATATTCTGAAATCTCTCTAAGATAACAGTCTACCTCTGCAAAGGTTAGGTATCCTTTGATACTCTCATCAACGATATGTCCATTGGGATTGATTTCGGCAAGTTCGTAGAGTCCTTCGTCTCCACCATAAGACCCATCGTGATTAGCAACAGATGCCCCCCAACCATTAATAAAATGAAATTTTTCAATCTGTCCACCAGTCCTGTAAAATACCGCATAAGGTTTGAAAGTGTTTAGTGCTTGAAGTTGTCTTGTTTTAGTCATAAGAGAAAAAATAACTTATATACTAATTATAGTAACGCATAGGGGATACGCAACCCCCTATGTGCCACTTTATAAACTGTCCTAGTAGTGGTTACAAAATACGTATCCGTTGTAGAATGTATAATCCCATGAGAGTCCATCTTCCCATGTTTTCTCCCAGTCGATAGCGATCCAAGTCGGCATTTCTGGCAACCCATAACATTCATTTACGAAATTCTCCGTAAATTCTTCTTCGGTGTCATACTGTCCATAGTAAGCATCTTCAAGACTTGAGATGTCATCTATGTCAAAGTCAGCATTTAGAAATGCGTCTACTGTCTCTTGATCATACTGATCAATCATTCTAAGATAATCTTCATAGTTCTGATAAAATGCTTTAGAACCGAAAATCTCTATAAATCCTTTCATTTCATCTTCGTCATGACCATCTTCTAATAATTCGTTTAGAAGTTCCTGTGCATGCTCTTCATCAGTAAATGAAGTTGTTGGTGCGATTTCGTAGGGCATAGTTTAAGGGTAACTGTTTTAAGTATAGGATAGAGGGTCACGCATGGCAACCCCCAAATATAAAATTAATATAAAGAATAACCTACGACTTCTTCTCCGAACATTTCCGAAGCATCAACCGCATGAAATCCAGTTGTTAAAAGTCCGTCAATATATGATTCGTCATCATACTGATCGGGTAGGTCATCTTCTTCAACATCATAACCAATGTTGATCTCATCTTCAAGAATTAAATCTTTGTATTCGTCAATAGTCATTTTTGTAAGGGAAATTTGTTTACATTCCTACTATAGGGCAGCTGGATTTTTTTGCAACCCCCAGTGTGCCAGTTTATTTTCTGGCACAACGTCGCTTGATTTCTGCCTTTGCCAGTGCTAACCTTTGGTTCTCTTCCTCAGTATTGAGAAGTTCCATTATACTGAGTGCACGTATCATGTTACGTAACCCGTATGTCTCCATGTTACGTACGTAACCCGCCTGATTATAAGTGTCAATCACTTCATCACCTCATCAACTAGGTTATCATAAGTTTGAACGTCCCAACCTTTCTGCTCTGGGACTTCCATTTCATATCCGAACATGACTAGTTCTTGTAGGTATTCTAGTTGTCCGTCAGTTAAATTAAGTGTGTTCATGGGGGTGTGTGTATCTAGTTGTATTATAGCATGTATGTCTAGTCGAGATTGTTAAGACATGCTTAAGTCTCGACTAGATTTTTTTGTGGGCGGTAGTTGAGTTCGCACATGATGTAACTACCATTAAGTATGTTAGTCTAGAACTACTCTCATACACCCACTTTGACTAAATTTTCATTCCGTCAACGAATGGTTCTGCCATTCCTAAGAAGTCAGACACGAACCATTGCCAGTTCTTTTGAAAGACACGTCTCTCAGGTGCAAACTCTTCAAGGATTGCATTTAACCTTGACTTCGTGGTTACTGTTTCCCAACCTGCACTTGAGATGTTGAAATCATTCGATGCAGTATCAAACCACGCAATGCAATTACCGTGAAGCATGACGTTAACTTCAGTAGTGATGCCATTTAAATTTTTGTAGCAAGTGACGGTAGTGTTTGAACCTGACCAGTTCTTTCTTGAACGGATTGCCATGTTCATTTGCTCTTCAATCTTTCGCATAATGTTTGGGGGTTGATTTACTTTAATTTTAATTATAGCATTGGGGTTGACGCAATGCAACCCCAAGTGGACACTTTCTAAACTGTCCTAATAGTATCCTGCAACCTCCATTCCTGGTTCATCATAGAAACAAGTGAATCCTAAATCAGGGTATCTATCCTTTAGTTCCTGCATAACTCCTTCGGGTGGACTCCACGCAGTCGAAAATGTAAGTTCCAACATTTCCTCATCATATTCTATGTCGAGTTCTGAAACATCCCACTTTGTTCCCCAGTTTGCAATACACCAGTGATACCATCTGTCGTCATTCTTACCATCTGGAAAATTGTATGTCTCAAACATAACTTCTCCATCCTTATCCTTATGTTGTTTAAGGATAGGTAATTCTCCTTTGTCGTTAGGGATGTTCTTAAAATCAGGTATTGGTAGTATCTGATTAAATGGGTCAGAATGGTTTTCAAAAATTTCATAGATTTCTTAAAGTTGTCCAGTTGTGTCTGAATCTCCATCAATTCGGATTCTGTTGTAGCACCAGTTAGGCATAGGGGTCTCCTTTTGTGTTATGTACTTATTATAATGGATGGTCACACGGATGCAACCGAAAGTAGACAGTTTCTAAACTGTCATACTCAGGATATCCATATACTGTTCGTAGGTGTATAATGTATCTCCAACCTCTACATCGTACGGGTAGAAACCGTAGTACTTGTAATGGTCACGCACATAATCCTTAATCTGTGCTTTTACTTCTTTCATTTCCATTTGATTTTACCCTCCAAGTTTAGAATGTCAAAACAGATTTCACATAAGCAATCTGCGTACGGTACCGCATCTCTCCAATCGTATTCCTCCTCCAGCGGGGAATCCCAATAGTAATACATCTCAGGTTGGTAGTCCTGTATACAATGTTGCCCGTCTTTGGGGTACTCCATCTCTTCACGGAACCCTTCATCAAAGTTTCCGCAACGGTCACACTTCGCTCCCATTAGTCCACCTCTGGGTATGAGTAGAACAATTGGTAGTAGGTATCATTCATCAAACCAAACTCAAACGAAGTTGATGCATGAATGTCTGTCTCTCCTTCGTAGCATTTCAGGATTTCTTCGTAGTCCATAGAGCGGGGATAACGTTTACATTCCTACTATACTCCATCTCATACAAAAAACAACCCGTAGTGGACACTTAAAAAAGTGGCACACTAGAGGTTGAAAAGTATATTTAAATGAATTATAATGAGTGTATAACAAAAACAAGAGTCTGGGGTAGGACTGATAGAAAACCTTCGTCACTCACCGAGCTCTGAAATAATATCTGTAATCTTCTGTAACAATTTCTGTCTAGCTGGGATGTAGCGATTCGCCCTGTCAACTTCAATTGTGCCACTTCAAGCTCTGTCCACTGGTCTTGGCAAAGTTCGCTCTTGTACGCTAGAATGGATAAATTCGTCTGGGAAAAGATTTATGCTCTTCGCCCAATCAATCTTTTCGACCTTTAGGTCATTCCAACATTCAATGTCTAGCGTGACCGTGTACACACACTTGTGCATGATGTATGTGTATCTCGAAGTGTATACATCTAGTATACATGAATCTCGTGCGTGTGTCAAGTATATGTGTATATGCACACATCTCGACTAGATGATATGATGATGTGGCACGTCTCGACTAGATTCTGATGTTCATACAATATATGAGATAATGAATGATGATGAGAGTCTCGACTAGACTTTATGAGAATATCTCGACTAGAAGTTTCTCGACAATCTCGACTAGTTTTTTTGTCAGGGTTTCTGGATTTTTCTGCCCGTTGGGTTGACAAACCGCCCGTCTTATGGTACGCTCGCTAAGTCCACAACAACCTAGCACATTCCATACAGATTCTCTACTCACTACCTACAGAATACTTACAGATTACCAAACGTAATAAATTACTGTTTTATATTTAAAAAACCTTTTATTAATTAAATTTAAAGGTTTTCTGTATCATACAATACATTATAGAGATATGCGGAAGTATTTTCTTACCTGAGAGATTCTATACAGATTATACCATC